GTCAAATTTTTACGTGCGGGGGTTTTGGGGGATGGGGGGGGGTACCCATACAGACGTTTGCACCACAAATACCTGCGTGAGAAAGGGGAGAACGCCGCGGTTTGCGACTGTGTCGCGTGCCCGATCGAAAGCGGAAGCTGAGATGAAACAGGCGTGACAGCTGGAGAGACGGCCACAATTTCAGCGAAGTACCGCCCGGCCTGTGCTGGGCTTTTTTTTTGGAGTCACGCCATGGGAGCACGAGGGCCGCAACCGCTGCCGACCAACGTGCATCTCTTGCGCGGCAATCCGTCGAAAAAATCGGCGGCCGATCTGCTCGACGACTTCAACCCGGAAGTCGAGATCCCGAGCGCGCCGAAATGGATCTGGCCCGAAGCGCGCAAAGAGTGGCGCAGGATCGGCGCGGAGCTGCAGCGCTACGGCCTGGTGAGCAAGCTTGATCGCGCAGCCCTGGTGCTCTACTGCCAGGCCTGGGCCAAGCTGGTCTGGGCAGAAACGATGTTGTCGCGGGCCATGGCTGCCGCCGAGGAAAAGCGCCTCGCTGCCGAGGTGGCCGGAGAGGAATGGAAGGGCGGCGACGGCATCATGGTCCCCAGCCCGAACGGCTCGCTGATCTATTCGCATCATTGGGTGGTGCAACGCCGCTCCGCGCAAGAAGTCCATTGGTATTTGCAAAGTTTCGGCCTGTCGCCGTCGTCGCGTGGTCGCGTCAAGACCAGCGACAACCGCCAGGCCGCGCTGTTTGATCAACCCGGGGAATCCGCATGGAACCTGTAGCCCTCTCATTCGCCGATCGCGCGACGCAATACGCGCGCGATGTCGTCGAGGGCCGCATTCCCTCCTGCAAATGGCATCGCCTGGCATGCGAGCGCCACTTGAAGGATCTGGAGAGGATCGGCGGCGATGGCTTCCCCTACGCCTGGAATCCCGATCTGACCGACGCCGATGGCATCGCCTACCGCCCGGCCGAGCGGATCTGCCGGTTCGCCGAGCTCATGCCGCACATCAAGGGCGATTGGGCCGGCCGCGGTGAGCTGATCAAGCTCGAGGGATGGGAAATCCTCATCCTGGCCAGCATCTTCGGCTGGGTGCATCTCGCCACCGGCAAGCGCCGCTTCCGCGTCGCCGATCTCTTCGTGCCGCGCAAGAATTCCAAGAGCACGCTGGCGGCCATCATCGGCAATTTCATGCTTGCCGTCGACGGCGAATTCGGTGCCGAGGTCTATTCCGGCGCCACCTCGCAGGATCAGGCGATGGAAGTTTTCCGGCCTGCCCGCCTGATGGCCATGGCCACGCCGATCTATCGGCAAAAGTACGGCGTGCTCGCCAACGTCTCCAACCTGGCGGTAATCGACAAGAATGCCAAGTTCGAGCCCGTCATCGGCAAGCCCGGCGACGGCGCCAGCCCGAGCTGCGCCATCGTCGATGAGTACCATGAGCACAAGACCAGCGAGCTATTCGACACCATGCAGACCGGCATGGGCGCCCGCTCGCAACCGCTGATGCTGGTGATCACGACAGCGGGCACCGACATCTCCGGCCCCTGCTTTCTGCACCAGAAAGAACTGGAGAAGATCCTCGAAGGCGTGCTGGAAAACGAACAGCGCTTCGGCATCATCTTCGGCATCGACGAGGGCGACGATTGGACCAACGAAGACGCGCTGATCAAGGCCAACCCGAACTACGGCGTATCGGTAGACGGCGAGTTCCTGAAGGGGCAGCAGCGCGACGCAATAACCGATCCGCGCAAGCAGAACACCTTCAAGACCAAACACCTTAACGTGTGGGTCGCCGCCGCCTCGCCCTGGCTGAATCTCCACAACCTGCAACGCGCCGGCGACGCCTCGCTCACCCTGGAGCAGTTCCGCGGCGAAGAATGCGTCGTCGGCCTCGACCTGGCCAGCAAGCAGGACATTGCCAGCGTGGTGTGGGAATTCAAGCGGGATATCGACGGGCAGGACCACTACTATGCCATCGCCAAGAACTACGTTCCGCAAGCCGCCGTCGACAAGGAAGAAAACGCCCACTATCGCGGCTGGGTCAATAGCGGCCACCTGGTCGTCACCCCGGGCAACATGATCGACCTCTCGCAGATCGGCGACGACATCCTCGCCAGCTCCGAGGTCGTCATCGTCGGAGAGGTCGCCAAGGACCCCTGGGGCGGCCAGCAGCTCGGCGCCAATCTCGCCAACGAAGGCTTCGAGGTCGTCGATATCCCGCAGCAAGTGCGCTACCTCAGCGACCCGATGAAGGAAGTCCAAGCCCTCACCGATGACGGCCGCTTCCATCACGACGCCAACCCCTGCACCGTCTGGCAGATGAGCAACGTCGAAGTCGCGCCGGATCGCAATGACAACATCTTCCCGCGCAAGCTGCGGCAGCAGAACAAGATCGATGCCGCCGTCGCCATCATCATCGCCACGTCGCGCTCGATGGTCCGCGAAAGCGCCACCCACCAGCAACTCTTCGTGGACCTCAACGCATGAGCTTCATGGACCGCCTCGCCAGCCTGTTCGGACGCCGCCCGGCCGCTGAAATCAGCAATGCCGTCGTCACCAGCAGCGATTACGACGGCATGATGTCGATCTTCGCGCCGATCAGCGGCCCGGCGAACGAGCCCGTGACCGACATCACCGCGATGCGCGTGTCGACCGTGTATGCCTGCCTGACCAAGATCGCCGGCACCGTCACGCAGCTCCCCGTCCATCAGTATCGCCTCGACGACAACGGCGACCGCCAGAAGATCCCGCCCAGCCCGCTGTGGTGGTTCCTCAACGAATCGCCCACCGACGCCTGGACGGCAGCGAGCTGGAAGGAATGGATTGTCCGCTGCATGTTCCTGCGCGGCGACCAATTCACGCAGATCCTGCGCCGCGGCGCCACCATCATCGGCTTCATGCCGCTGCACCCCGATCGCGTCCAGGTCAGCGCCGACCAGAAAACCGGACGGCTGCACTACTACGTCATGCCCCTCACTGGCGCCGCGTATGGGGTGGATCAGGACGACATGCTGCACTTCACCGGCTTCGGCTTCAACGGCACGCGCTCGCTGTCCGTGATACAGCACGCCGCCTTTCATGCCATCGGCAATGCGCTGTCCGCCGCCAAGTACATGGGCCGCACCGTCGGCGAAGGCGGCCTGCCGCAGATCGCCCTGAAGTACCCGAACAAGTTCGACCAGAAACAAGCCGACGCCTTGCGCGAGAGTTTCCAGAAAGCCTACGGCAACCAGCAAGGCCGCAAGCTGCCCCTGGTGCTCAGCGAAGGCGGCGAAGCACAAGTACTCAGCATCGATCCAATCGACATCGAGCTGATGGCGCAACGCCAGTTCGAACGCGAGGACATCTGCCAGGCCTTCGGCGTGCCGCCGGTCCTGATCGGCGACAACAGCAAAACCAGCTCCTGGGGCACCGGCATCGAACAGATCACCCTGGGCTTTGTCCGCTTCACCATCACCCCACTGCTCGCGCGCTGGGAAGAAGAACTCAACCGTAAGATTTTCCGCCGCGCCGGCCAGTTCCTCGAATTCAGCCTGGCGGCCTTGCTGCGTGGCGATTCCGCCGCGCAAGCCGTCGCCTTCCGCGCCGCCCTGGGCGGGCCTGGTACCGGCGACGGATGGATGTCGCTGAACGAAGTCCGCAAGCTGCAGAACCTGCCACCGGTCCCCGATGGCGACATTCCCTATCGCGCGCCAGCCAAGCCCGCCCCAACCTCACCAGGAGCCACCGCATGAGCCGCCAACTGCTGCAACTGCTGCGCGACAACGCCACCCGCAACGAAGGCGTGCCATCCATCACCGCCGACATGTCCGCAACCGAAGCGCATATCTACGTGTATGACGTCATCGACCAGTGGTTTGGCGCCAGCGCCGAAGGCCTGATTGCCGCCCTGGCCGACGTTGGCGACCGCGCCGTGCATCTGCACATCAACAGCCCCGGCGGCGATGTTTTCGAAGCCCGCGCCATGAGCGCCGCCATCGTCGCCCACAAGGGCCATGTCATCGCCCACGTCGACGGCGTAGCCGCCTCGGCCGCGACGCAAATCGTCCTGGCTGCCAACGAAGCCCGCATGATCGAAGGCAGCCTGTTCATGATCCACAACGCCTGGACGCTGGCATTCGGCGACAAGGCCGACCTGCGCAGCACCGCCGATCTGCTCGACAAGATCGATGGCCAGATCGCCGCCGACTATGCCTCCGCCACCGGCCAGACCCCGGAGCAGATCGCCGCCTTGATGCAAGCCGAAACCTGGTTCACCCCGGAAGAAGCCCTCGCCGCCGGCTTCATCGATGCCGTCGACCCGAACAGCAAGAAAAAATGCTCGGCCAGCGACCCGTCCGCCGCCGCCCGCTGGAACCTCAGCGCCTACGCGCACGCGCCTAAGCTGCAAACCCACGAGCCCGAGCCCGACCTTGCCGACCTGGCCCGGCAACAAATCCAGATCAACCGCAACCGCCTGCGGATGATCGCCCCCATCTGAGCGCTCCTGCTCCGATAACAGCCGCCCTCGAGGCGGTTTTTTTTGATCTCGTTTTCTTGAAAGGAAAACAAATGAACTCGATCCAAGCCCTGCGGGAGCGCCACGCTGCTCTCAACAAAGAAGCCCGTCACCTGCTCGCCGAAAAGGGCGACCAGGTCTGGGCAAAAGATGACCAGGTCAAGTTCGACGACTTGATGGACCAAGCCGATCGCGTACTTAACCAGATCAGCGCGCACCAGAAGATGCTCGACCGCGCCGCCGAAGAAAGCTTCACCGACGTCGAAGATTTCCGTGTCGGCAGCGCGGGCAAGAAGCTCACCGAAAACCAGAAGGCCTTCGACATCTTCCTGCGCAAGTCCTTCAAGGAAATGAGCGCCGAAGAAGTCCAGATGGTCCGCAACACCATGTCGACCACCACCGGCTCGCAAGGCGGCTACGGCGTGCA